GGACAACCTTATTCAATAGACAATCATTACGAGTATTGGATGGTTGCATCTTCTTTTCTAGCATATGGTGGAACAATGCAGGTCATTCGTGCTGATGATTTCAACACACAGACTGGTGTTGGTCTTAAAAATGCTTTTGTAGGTGCTGCATCTTCAATAAGAATTAAGAGTGATACTCACTATAACCAATTAGGTTACGATGATAATACAATAACTGGTGTAACAGTCGCAGCAAAAACACCTGGTAGTTATGCAAACGGATTATTAGTATCAATAATCGACTCAGCTGCAGACCAAATATTAACTGTTCCTTCTGGTAATACAGTTCAAGTTGGTACAGCGGTAACACAAACAGCAGTCGGAAGAGTCGCTGCAGGTGCTGGTGGAACAAGTGTTCTTGATGGTTTCATAAAAGGAATCGTAACAAAGAGTACAGACACCACACTTGAAGTTAAAGTTCTTTCACACGTTTCTGCTGCTGGTACAGTAACAAATCAAAATTATCAGCAAGGTGGAGTTTATAACTTTACACCATCTGGAATTGTTGGAATAACAACGGCAGGTCAAGCAGTAACTGCTACTGGCGGTAATGTTACTTACACACAGGCAGTTGACTGGTTTGAAAGACAAGAAATCGTACTAACAAGTACAGATGCAAATGGTAATCCACTTAAGATAGAGTGGGATGCAATTGCTGATAGACCTAGCACTTCAACTTACGCTGCTGCGAGAGGTGGTAGATTTGATGAAGTTCACGTTGTTGTGATTGATGACAAAGGAACAATTACTGGAAATACAGGAACAATCCTTGAGAAACATCTTAATCTATCAAAAGCAAAAGACGCTGAATACTCAGTAGGTTCAACATCATACTGGAGAAAGTATCTTGCTACTAATTCACAATACATTTACGGTGGCAGTGAACCAGCTGGAATCACAACTGCTGGATATAGTATTCCATCTAATAACACTTTAGATGCTGATAGTGGATGGGATCAGGATGCAAATGCAGTAAACTTTGGTGTTTCAGGTGTCGTAACTGCTTCTCTAGCAGGTGGTACAAACTACGGAGATAAGACAGACTACACAACAGTCGGTGCTTTGACATCAGGTGTTGATGACCTAATCAGTGGTTACGAATTATTTTCAAATACAGAGGAAGTCGAAGTAGACTTCATCATGATGGGTGCTGCTCACCATCCAAAAGAGCAGTCACAGGCACTTGCAGAAAAAGTTCTTGCAGTTGCAGAATTTAGAAAAGATGCAGTTGCATTTATCTCACCCTATCGTCAAGCATTCTTGAATGATAGTTCAGCAGGAACTGTCACAGTGAATAATATTGATACGATGACTGAAAACATCGTAAGTTACTATGCTCCAATATCATCTTCAACATATGGTGTATTCGATAGTGGATACAAATTTATGTTTGATAGATTTAATAATACATTCAGATATGTTCCACTAAATGGAGATATTGCTGGATGTTGTGCAAGAACTGACATTGAACAGTTCCCTTGGTTCTCTCCAGCGGGTACTGCAAGAGGTGCAATTCTTAATTCAGTGAAACTTGCCTACAATCCAGGCAAGAAACAGAGAGACATTCTATATTCAAATAGAGTTAATCCTGTTATGTTACAACCAGGTGCTGGTATTGTTCTCTTTGGAGACAAGACATCATTTGGTAAGAGATCGGCATTTGACCGAATCAACGTTCGTAGATTGTTCATTTTCTTAGAAGATGCTATATCAGCAGCGGCTAAGGATCAACTCTTTGAGTTCAATGATGAACTAACTAGAACAAACTTCGTAAATATTATTGAACCATTCCTAAGAGAGGTTCAATCCAACAGAGGTATATTTGACTTTGTTGTGATTTGCGATGAAACAAATAATACAGGAGCAGTCATTGACCGTAATGAATTTGTTGCTGATATCTTTATTAAACCAGCAAGATCAATTAACTTTATTGGTCTTACCTTCGTCGCCACCAGAACTGGTGTTGACTTTGAAGAAGTAATTGGTTCCGTTTAATTAACAGAGGTTTAATCAACTATGGCTAGTAGAAATCAAGTCAATCCACCACCATTAAGAACGATTTCCGACTTTAAGAGTAAGTTGACAGGTGGCGGTGCTCGTGCTAATCTGTTTGAAGTAGTCCTCACATTTCCTGATGCTGCTACACCAACACAGGAAGTTCTTGACAAATCAAGGTTCTTGGTTAAAGGAGCAAGATTACCAGCATCAAACATTGCACAAATCGAAGTTCCTTTCCGAGGAAGGGTTCTTAAAATCGCAGGTGATAGAACATTCGATTCTTGGACAGTTACAGTTATCAACGATACAGACTTCTCAATAAGATCTGCATTTGAAAACTGGATGAATACAATCAACAAATTAGATGATAACACTGGATTAGTTAATCCTGCTGCTTATCAATCTGACGCATTTGTATTCCAACTTGATCGTGATGGACAGAGTATCAGAAAATATCGTTTCTATGATACGTTCCCAACTCAGGTCGGTCCTATCGAATTATCATATGACGCTCAAGGTATTCAAGAATTTACAGTCGAGCTACAGGTTCAGTATATTGAGATTCTTAAGGGAGATAGTCCCGTATCAGGCGGTGTAGACATCAGCTAAATAAACATATACTAAAAATCTTATACTATGGCGAAACTTTTTGGTTTTTCTATTGAGGAAACACAAAATAAATCCGATGGTATTATCTCCCCTGTCCCCAAAAATAATGAGGACGGGGTTGATAATTATATCGCTAGTGGATTTTATGGTCAATATGTAGATATTGAAGGTGCATATCGTTCTGAACACGAATTAATAAAGAGATATCGAGAAATGGCATTACATCCAGAAGCGGATGGTGCTATTGAAGATGTTGTGAATGAAGCAATTGTTAGTGATCTATATGACTCTCCAGTTGAAGTCGAATTATCAACCCTCAATGCCAGTGAAAGTATAAAGAAAAAGATTCGAGAAGAGTTCAGATATATTAAAGAGCTAATGGACTTTGATAAAAAGTCTCATGAAATTTTTAGAAACTGGTACATAGATGGTCGTTTATATTATCTAAAAGTCATTGATCAAAAGAATCCACAGGAAGGATTAAAGGATTTAAGATATATTGACCCGATGAAGATTAAGTATGTTCGTCAGGAAAAGAAAAGTACAGATCGTAATTTAGGTAATCTAAGAATATCTGGTAATAAAGGCGATGAAGCAGTGCCAAATCCAAAGTTTGATGAATACTACATCTATACAATGAAACCAAATTATCCGACTGGTATGGTTGCACAGGCAGGTAAAGGTTCAACAAAAATTGCAAAAGATGCAATTACATATTGTACATCGGGTTTAGTAGATAGAAATAAGAATCGTGTTCTTTCATATCTTCACAAAGCAATCAAAGCTTTGAATCAATTAAGAATGATTGAAGATAGTTTGGTTATCTATCGTTTATCAAGAGCACCAGAAAGAAGAATATTCTATATTGATGTTGGTAATTTACCAAAAGTCAAGGCAGAGCAATATCTAAAAGAAGTAATGAGTCGCTATCGTAATAAACTTGTTTACGATGCACAAACTGGAGAAGTTCGTGATGACCGTAAATATATGAGTATGATGGAAGATTTTTGGATGCCAAGAAGAGAAGGTGGTCGGGGAACCGAAATCACAACACTACCAGGCGGACAAAATCTTGGAGAACTTGCTGATATTGAATACTTCCAGAAAAAATTATATCGTGCATTAGGTATTCCAGAGTCAAGAATCGCTGCTGAAGGTGGATTTAATTTAGGTCGTTCATCTGAAATATTAAGAGACGAATTAAAATTTGCTAAATTCGTAGGTCGTTTAAGAAAACGTTTTGCTGCAATGTTTAATGATATGCTGAAAACTCAGTTAATATTAAAAAATATAGTTACACCAGAAGACTGGAGTAAAATGGAGGATCATATTCAATATGACTTCTTATATGATAATCAATTTGCAGAACTCAAAGAAACCGAAATGATACAAGGTCGATTAGGTAATCTTGCACAAATTGAACCATATATTGGTAAGTATTACTCTACAGAATTTGTGAGAAAGAGAATTCTTCGTCAAACAGATCAAGAAATTGAAGAGATTGATATGCAGATTGAAGATGAAATACAAAAAGGTATCATACCAAATCCTGCAGAAGTTGACCCAATAACTGGAGAACCATTACCCCAAGAAGGTGGTGGAGAATTAGGTGATGTGCCACAAGATCCAGATGTAGAAGCAGAGGCACAAATAACTG